CAATAATAATAATAATAACAATAATATTATTTATTTTAATTTATTAAATAAATATAAAAGCAACGATTTTCCATCTGGTTTATCTGTAATCGAAAAAGTGCGCAAAGATCCAGAATATTTATTGCTTAACAATGACGATAAGATTAGTTTGGAAATGGAATTAACATTATAACCCAAAAGAATATAAAAATATAGAATTTAACAAATTTTACGTAAATTTAAGGAGAGTGAAAACAAATGAATGAAATAACAAGAGCAACTAGAAGAGAAAGTTTTATAAAAGTAAATATAACCGAGAGAGAGGCACAAGCACTAGAAATCTTAAAAGATGGAATAGAAAGAACAGCTAGAGAGATAGCAGAAGAGATGTATTTAGCAGGTTACACAAATACACCAGATAGGAATAATGCGAGTCCAAGATTAACTAGTTTACTAGATAAAAGGCAAGTAGTTATAGTGGGCAGAAAAACAGACAATATAACAGGCAAAGGTGTTGCAATATATAGAATAGCAAGCTAGGAGGAGTGTTAATGGAAGCAGAGGAATTATTAAAATATATGCTTAATTTCTTCCAAGATATAGATAAGCAGATAAAAGAGATAGAAAACGAATTAAGCCAAAAAGATTTAGAGCAACAAGACATATTACACTATATAGAAAACAATACATTAAACGCAGGAGGATATGCAAAAACAGGAAAATTACTAAAAAAAGTCAGAGCAGACAGAAGAAGCATAAAAGATGATTTAGACAAAGCTTATTGTATAAGAGATACATTAACAACTAAATACAACAACAAACTTATAACAGGAGATATTATAAATACGTTAAAAGGATTATCAACGATTAAAAAAAGAAGCAAGAGATATGTTAATAAAACCAACATTTTAAAAGGATTGGAGGACAAACATGATAATAAAAATACCGCTTATGTGCAGATCAAAAAAGAACAGTCAACAAATTTTAGTAAATAAACGAACTGGAAAATTATTCATAAGCCAGTCAGAAATATATAAAAATTTCGAGCGAAAATGTGGCAAATTTTTAATTAAATATAAAAATAATATAACTTATCCAGTAAATCTAAAATGTACCTTCTATGTTCCAAATAAGCGAAAAAGAGATTTAACAAATTTAGAGAATGCAATAGCAGACATATTGGTTAAATACAAAGTGCTAGAAGACGATAATTACAACATTTTGCAAAGTTGGGACGGAAGTAGAATAGTCTACGAAAAAGGTAGAGAAGAAACCATAATAGAAATTACGAAAGTTTAAAAGGGAGTGAGAACGAATGAAAATATATGGAGTATACGATATTAAAGATAATGAGCAATGTATAAGAGTTGGTACATTACCAGAAATAATTAAATTTTTTAGTATAACAGCAAGAGAAACAACAAGAATGCTAAAAAAATGTAGATTAAGAGGAAAATACGAAGTTGTGTACTTATACACAGAATAGGAGAATAAAAAGATGAAAATTGATATTTATAATACAGAAAAAAAATACAACATTATTTATGCGGACCCGCCATGGAGTTACGAAGATGTACATACCTGGCATAAAATGGGTGGGGGAGTAAAAAGACATTATAGTACAATGTCGATAAGAGAAATAAAAGAGATGAGTACTGTTATAAAAAAAATAGCTGCAGATAATTGTATATTATTTATATGGGCAACATTTCCAAATTTGAGAGAAGCACTAGAAATAATCGAAAGCTGGGGATTTATGTATAAAACGCTTGGATTTAGTTGGATTAAAACTAATAAAAAAAATAAGAAACCATGTTTTGGAATAGGTTATTATACTAAATCCAATTGTGAGGTTTGTTTATTAGCAATAAAAGGAAAACCTGGAAATTTAATTAAAAGTAATAAAGTAAGTAGTTGTATTATAGCAGAAAGAAGAGAACACAGCAGAAAACCGGACGAAGTAAGGGAAAAAATAACAGAGCTAGTTGGAGAGGTTCCAAAAATAGAATTATTTGCAAGGCAAACAGCAACAGGTTGGGATTGCTGGGGAAATGAGGTGTAAAAGATGGACAAGATTAAATTAATATTACAATTATTAGCAATAGCTTTTTGTGCATTAAGCTTAGGTTGGTTTATAGGCACTATAGTAGTTTTGTTTATGAGTTGTGGAGGGTAGAAAAATGATAATAATAAATCAGAATAAAAATGAAATTATAAATTTTGATAACATTGAAAGAATTGACATAACAGTTTCAAAAGACTCTTTGTGTTACAATGTAAATTTTGAAACAGCTATAGCAAGAGGCGTATTAGGTAATTATGCAACAGAAGAAAGAGCCGAAGAAGTATTGCAAGAAATCGTAAACTTATTTGGAATACGTAAAATAGAAAATAAAAGCTATGAGGAATCGGATTTAATAATGAAATTTAAAAAACAGGCAATATACGAAATGCCAAAAGAGTAGAAGGAGAATAGATATGTTAAAAATAAGAGATGATGTAGATTTAAAAGAACTTGAAAAGTTTGGGTTTGAATGTGAAGAAGATGATGGAGAAAAATATTGGTGCAAGTATTTGTCAGATAATCAACATAAATTATTTATCTATGAAGATGAAAGAGAAATAAAGCAAGGAAGATTTACATTAATATTCGGATATGATGAAGTTGAATTGGAAGAAAAATGGATACAAAATTTAATTAAAGCAAATTTAGTGATAAAGGAGTAAATAAGATTTATGGGAAAATATACAGATAAAAAAGTGAATAATACACCTAAAGCTAAAAAATTAAAAAAAGAGCTAGAAAAATTAGGACATAAAAATGTAGAAGTGTGGTATGAAACTATAAAGTCTGGTACTGAAATGAGTGGGTACGAAGGTGGCTGGGCTTTTTGTAGTGGAGATGAAGAAGAAAGTTATTTTGACCCTTGCTTAGGTTACAATTTTAAAGAAGCTTTAGAAGGAATAGAAGAGTACGATTTAAGAGAGGAGTAAATAAGATATGAAAACAGAAACAACTAGAAAACTAGAACAATTACTAGCAAATCGTTTTAATAAAAGAAATGAGTTTTATGTTTTTGAATGCACTATTGGCTGGTGTGGAAAAGAAATAGTAGATTGCATAATGTACAACTGCCAAAGAGAAACTTACTGCTACGAAATAAAACAATCTAAACAAGATTTTCATAGTAAAAATCGATTAACATTTATAGGAAATAAAAATTATTTTGTAATGCCATATAAATTATATAAGGAAATAAAAAATGAAGTCCCACCAGAAATAGGAATTTTGGTAGCGATAGATAGAGTAGAACCAAAAGAAGAACAACAAATTGATCTATTCGGCAATAAACGCACAAAATATTTCACGGAGCCAATAGATGGTTTAAAAGAATTATATTGCATAAAACCAGCCAAAAGACAAGAGCTTAAAGCAGATAAAGAAGTAATATTATCATCTATGTTAAGGAGTATGCAAAGGGACAGAATTTATGATTTAGAAAGGAGCGATACATATGAAAACAGCTGATGAGACAGAAAAAGTAATAAATACATACAAATCAATAAATTATACAAGAGAGTGGTTTGATACACATAAATATAGATATAAATTTGGACAAGACTTTAATCCATATATAGGAGAATATTTCCTTGTAGATTTATATGCAGGAGAAATTTGGTTGGTGCAAAGAAGCAAACCTATATATAATGCTAGAAGAAGACGAAGATTACCTATAAAGCCAATATGTAAAGTATTTAACGCAAAAGAAGTAGGGTATGTAAATGGATATTGGCAATTATTTAGAGATGAGGTGTTTTAAGTGAAAGAAAATAGTATAAAGATAATAGAGGAAAAAATAAAAGCATTAGATTTACACATACAAAATTATGAAACAGCAGATTGTAAAACATCTGTATACGAGGTATTACAAGAAGAAAGAAATGCATTAGTTGATATTCTACAAGATTATAAAAGAGTATTAAAAGATAATAAATTAAGAGATAAAACAATAGAGCTAATGGCAGAGTATATTGAAAGTAAGAATTTGCTTATAGACAAGAATTTCCATATACTAACAGCAGAATCAATAAAAGAATGTTTTAAAAATAAAGCAAAAAAGGAGTGATTTTTTGACCAAGGAAGAAAAGAAGAATATTGAAACATTTATAGAAAGATGTAAAAAATACGATGAAAGTGTAGAAATAAAAGGGGTAACAGTTGGCGAGGAATCTAGAATACTAGATACAGTATGTAAAACATTAAATCTAATAGAAAAACTACAAGAAGAAAATGAACAACTTAAAAATGAAGTTATGGAAAAAAGTTTAGAAATAATAGGAAAAGAAGAATATATAAAAGCTAGCATAAAAGATATATTTGATGTAAAAATGCATAATTTTAATTATTTATCTGAGACAGATTGATTAGAAACTCAAAGAATTATAGATAAAGAAGTTGCAAACATCTTGCAACAGATTTTACAAGAATTGTTAAAAAGTGAGGAATAAGTATGAATAATGTTTTAAAAAATTTAAAAGCAATCTTAAATGGACTTACAGAAGAGGAATTACAAAATTATGACTTGTGGATTAATAACGGAGAAGGAGTTAGTGTAATTGTAGCAGAAGAAAACTCAATTTCTTTAATTACAAATAGTAAAGAATTAAAAATAGATGACAGAGACAAGAATTTAGTAAAAGAATCGTGAGAATTAAGAAAGTTTAGAAAGTGAGGAATAAATATGAATAAATTTAAATTAGGGCAAAAAGTAAAAATAATTAGAACAGGGAAGATTGGGAGAATAAATAATATAACAAGTGAAGATTTTGGTACGAGTGGAGTTTCTAATGCTTGTTATAGAATTGAATATATAAAAGAGAATGATTGGAATTGGTTTACAGTCCATGATTTAGAGGAAGTAAAAGAAATCCTAGACGCAGAGGAAAAAGAATATTTAAGCAATGTAATTAAACCATTTAAACATAAAGTTAAAGGAATTAGAAAGAATGAAATTTGTAATAGTGGAGATAATCAAAAAAAAGAATATATAATAATTTACATTAAAAATGATTATCCGATAAATTTGCCAAATTTTAAAAAGAACACAATGTATAAAAATATGGAAATCGATAAAGCGTACACATTAGGAGAATTAGGATTATAAAAATTAATAGATCGTAAAAAAGGGAAATAAGAAAAAATGGAACAGAAAGAAATTAATAATATTAAAGAGCCATATATAAATAGCGAAACAGGAATAGCATTAGGAAACTGGATAAAAGATACAATAGAGAATTGGGTTAAACGAAATCCAGATAAAATATTAGAAAATGCGTTACATGAGTTAATACAACAACAAACAAAATTTTTAAAAAAATTAGGAGGTACATATGGGAAAGAGAAAAGAATTAACAAAGGAAGAAAAAGAAAAAATTGAAATAGCTAAGCAAGAGCTAAAAGATTATAGAGAAAATATTAAGTATATAGAAGAAAAAATGAACGATACAGAAGAATTAAAGACAAAATTAGAAAAAATTACTACTACATTATCTATAACAAAAACAAATACAAGTAATACAGAGACAGATAAATTTGCAGATGGAATAAACAGGCTGGAAGACTTAAAAATAGATTGCAACAAAAAAATGGAAGATTTAATAGTTAAAAAATTTGCAATAGATCAGAAAATAGAAACTTTAAAACAGCCATATAGAAATATATTGTTTTTTAGATACACTAGAGGAAAAAGTTGGGAATCAGTAGCAGAAGATTTAGGATATACAAGGCAATACACTTGTGAGTTACACGGAGAAGCACTATATTTATATTCAAAAATTTAAACAACCTACAAAAACCTATAGAATCTTACATAAAAAATGTGATATAAATATAATAGCAAATCTATAAAAGATTGCAGAATAAAAAAATAGGACGTTGAATAGCAATTATCCACATAACAAACAACTCAAAAAAAGAATTAGTTATATAACATAGCTAGTTCTTTTTTATTTATTAATAATATCAATATACTAGGCAATTGATATATAATTTTCCATATATGTTCAGAAGATGCAAAATAAGACAATCCTAGTTAAGTCTTAAAAATATAGTAAACAATAATATAACATAGAATCTAATATATCCTATAATTATATTATTGTTTAGTGTTTTTTTAGAAAGGTGTGTAGTGTTATGGAAGAAAAATTAAAAGAATTTAAAGAAAAGAACTGTAAGAATTGCAATAAAGACATAGATTGTAAAATAATAAAGAATATAAAAGGAGATTTAGTATGTGTGCAAGAAAATTAGTCTATAACGATAAGTTAGCAATAGAACAGTACACTGCACGAGAAAAAGCAGAGCATAAAGAAAGATTAGACAGTATAAAAGAACAGTTACCTACAAGTTGTAGAAATTGTTCTTTTTTAATTATAACAAGCCTAAAAGACAAAAAAGTTTATTGCCCGTATCTAATTAAAGCTGAATGTTTAAGAGGCGGAAACTAACATGGATAAGTTACAGATAGAAACAATCAATATAGGAGCTATAATACCATATAAAAACAACGCAAAGAAGCACCCTCAAAAGCAAATAGATAAAATAAAAGAATCTATAAAAGAATTTGGTTACAATGACCCCATAGCAGTTGATGAAAATAATATGATAATTGAAGGTCACGGAAGATATGAGGCATTAAAACAATTAGGCTATGAGAGTGTAGAATGTATAAGATTAAATAATTTATCGGAAGATCAGAAAAAAGCATATATATTGGTTCATAATAAGTTAAATATGGATACTGGATTTGATAGTAAGATTTTAAATGATGAGTTATTAAGTATAGATACAATAGATATGTCAAATTTTGATTTGGATTTAAAGTTAGATGATATATTTAAAGAAAATGAAAGACACAGAACAAATGATACATATAATTTAGGAATAATGGATCATGAGAATGTGTCAGATTTCTGGCAAATGCCTATTATAGAAAATAATAATTATATACCTAGTAATTTAATTGGATTTAACTATGCTAAAACAAGCAAAGAAAAGAATGTAGGAATACATTTTTATTTAGATGATTATCAGTTTGAAAGGCTATGGAATAGACCAGAGGATTACATTGAAATATTAAAGCAATATGAATGTATACTAAGTCCTGATTTTAGTTTATATATGGATATGCCAATGCCTATGAAAATATGGAATATATACAGAAGCAGGTTAATAGGACAATATTATCAGAGCCAAGGAATAAAAGTGATACCTACATTAAGTTGGGCAGAAGAAGAAACATTTCAATTCTGTTTTGAAGGAATACCACAAGGAAGTATAGTAAGTATATCAACAATAGGGGTTAAAAAGAATAAAAAAGCATTAGAAATATGGAAACAAGGAGTAGATGAGCTTATAAAAAGAATTAAGCCATCTACTATTTTAATATATGGTGGAAAATTAGATTATGACTATAGAGATATAGAAGTAATCTATTATGAAAATGAAGTAACAGAAAAAATGAAAAGGAGTAAGTAATATGGGAGGAAGAGGAGCAAGTAGTGGCAATACACAAAAAACAAACTCAATAGCGAACAGAATTTTACAAAGGGCAGAAAAAGGAGCTGTTAGATTTACACTTGAAGGAAATGCAACTCAATTTAGAATAACTAAAAACGAAAATGGTACATACAATATAAAATCCGGCAATAGAATTTATGGGAAAAATGTAAATTCAAAAGAAGCGAAGAATATTATTAAAGAAACCCAAAAAAGATTTAAAAAATTAAATGAATCTTTTAAAAATCAAAAATTAAGTACAACCAACATACAAGCACTTAAACCTAAAGGAAGAAAATTAGAAGATTAGTAAAAATAGTGCTAGATGATAAGGAAGTGATACAATGGCAAATGAACAAAATTTAAGACCTCCAACCTCGGAAGAAGCACGAGAACGAGGCAGAAAAGGTGGAAAAGCAAGTGGAAAGAAAAGACAACAAAATAAAACATTTAAAGAAATAATAAGCAAGTTTTTAGATGGGCAAGTATCAGATGAAAGATTAAAGCAACAAATGATTGATTTTGGATTTGCAGATAAAGAGGTAAGTAATAAAAGTTGTGCAGTATTTGCATTATGGAGAGAAGCAATAAAAGGTAATACAAAAGCATTTGAATTGTTAAGAGATACAATAGGAGAAAAGCCAATAGAACAAATACAAAACATAAATCCACCAGTAATAAATATAGAAAGACCAAAAGATGATTAATCCATACAATATAATAGCAAAACATTTTTGGGATTTGCTTGATGATTGTTTAGCAAATAAGCATACTCATTACTGGTTGAAACGGAGGAAGAGGAAGTACAAAATCAAGTTTTATTGGAATAATAAAGCCTTTAATGATAATGATAGATGCACAAAATGGGATATATTCAAATGCAGTAGCAATGAGAAAGGTTGGAGATACATTAGCAGATAGTGTATATACTCAAATTTTATGGGGAATAGAGCAATTAGGTGTATCAGAATATTGGGAAGCAAAAGTAAGCCCTTTAAAATTGACATATAAACCAACAGGACAACAAATATTATTTAGAAGTTGTAACAATAAAGATGATTATAGAAAAATAAAATCAACAAAGTTTAAAAAAGGATTTTGTAAATATCTTTGGTTTGAAGAATTAGACGAGTTTTTTGGAATGGAAGAAATAAGAAGTATAATACAATCATTGCTTCGTGGTCGGAAATGGCTATGAAGTTTTTTATTCTTACAATCCACCTAAAATGTTAGCAAGTTGGGTAAATGCAGAGGTAATAGTTGTAAGACCAGATAGACTTGTTCATAGTTCTACATATTTAGATGTGCCAGTTGAATGGTTGGGAGAACAGTTCCTAATAGAAGCAGAGGAACTTAAAAAGACAAATGAATTAGCATATAGAAATGAGTATTTAGGAGAGCCAACAGGAACTGGAGGAGCAGTATTTACTAATATAACACTAAGAAAAATAACAGATGAAGAAATAGCACATTTTGACAATATAGCAGATGGTATAGATTTTGGATATGCAGTAGACCCAGCTTGTTATGGGCAAAATCATTTAGATAAAACAAGAAGAAAACTGTACATATTTAACGAAATTTACAAAGTAGGCATATCAAATAAAAAATTACATGACGAAATAATAAAAGTAAAAATTGGAAGAAGTGAGATTACGGCAGATAGTGCAGAACCAAAAAGCATTGATGAAATAAATAGTTATGGTGGATTGCGAATAGTAGGAGCTAAGAAAGGACCTGATAGTATAGACTTTGGTGTTAGATGGCTACAAAACTTAGTCGAAATAATAATAGATCCAGAAAGATGTCCTAATACTGCAAGAGAATTTAGTACATATGAATACGAAAAAGATAAATATGGTAATTTTAAAAGCAAATATCCAGATGTTAATAATCACAGTATTGATATGACGAGATACAGCAGAGAAAAGGAATATAATTTTAAGAAATTACAATTTGGTTATAAAAAACCAATGTAGGAGGAAACAAAATGATACAATGGAATCCAGAAACATTAGAAAATGAAAATAGTGTAACACAAATATTAATGTTAGCAGACAAAGAATGGAATGCAAGAAAACAATTATATGAAAGAATAAGAAGAAAAACGAATAATTCTGAGTTAGTAAGTTTAGATGACAATAAAATAAAAGTTGCATTTGAAAATTATATTAATTCAATGGTAACAGGGTATTTTGCAGGGAAAGCACCAACATATGATGTTGAAAAAATATCAGATCCAACAAAATTAAATATAATAAAAAAATTACTTAATAAAGTTTTTAATACAGATGCAAACAAAGATGAAGAACTAAAAGTATTAATAGACTATATAAGTAAATACAATGATGATTCAACAGAATTTTTTGATTTAGCGTTTGATTATTTCGGAATGAGAGGATGCTATGAGATACTGTATGAAAACGAAGATAATGAAATAGTATATACAAAACAAAGTGCATTAAATACAATAGGAATATTTGATTATTCAACGCCAGTGAAACAAATAGGGCAATTGAGAAAATGGGCTGAAAGAGATAAAAATGGTGCGGATATTACTATAGTAGAATTAACAACAATAAATGGTAAAAGATACTATTCACCAACGCCAAGTAATTATATAAAACTACAAGAAGACAAACAAAAATTTGAAAGAAGTAAGTGGAATATGCTTCCTTGTATAGCAATAGAAAATGAAATGGGACTATCAAGTTTTGAGTCGGTAGTTTCCTTAATTTGTGCGTATGAAAGGGTAATACAAAATAGTAGAAACACATTTCAATACAATGATGATGCAAAATTAAAAATAACAGGATTTTCACCGCAAAATGATTTAATGATTACAAAACTAGACAAAAATGGAGAACCAGAACTAGATGAAAATGGGCAACCTAAGCAAGTAGTTAACAGAGCGAGAGAAGAAGAAGACAAAGCTTTATTAAAAATGCAAGTATTTTATACACCAGATAACACAGGAGATATTGCTTGGGTCGAAAAATCGGTACAGGATACAGCACTAGAAAATCATAAGAAGACATTGATAAATTTAATAGCAATGATAAGTGGAGTACCAAATATAACCGACTTAGGATTTACAAATGCAGACAATGCTAGTGCATTAGATAGAAAATTCTTTGCATTAGAGCAGATGATAACAGATGCAGACAAACACTTCAAACAGGCTATATTAAGGAGATGGGAAACAATTATAGACAGAATAAATAAAAGAAAACACAAAACCTATGATTTTAGAAGCATAAAAATAGATTTACAAAGAAATCTACCAACAGATAAGGATACAGAAACCACAAGAGCATTAAAATTAAGAGGATTGTTAAGTGATGAATCAATTATTGATATGTTGCCCGATGATTTAGATAGCACATCAGAACTTGAAAAAGTAGATAAACAAAATGAGGAAAATATACAGAAAAATTTAGAAAATATGAGTAAGATAGGACAAGATACAACAGAGATTGAAACGAATAATGAAATGGACAATAGTAAATCAAAACAAGATAATAAAAAAATGTTTTAACGAGAAAGGATGAAAAAGAAAATGATGCTAGAACCATATAATCCTAAAATTCTTAAAGGACTAAAAGTAGAATATGAAAATATAATATATGATAAAATTATTTATTTAACTATTTCTAACAATGAAATACATTTTGAAAATAGAGAAAATAATTCAATAACTAATAATATTGCATGTAAATTAAGTGAAGTAAAAATAACATTAGAATAGAGGTATTTTATATGTGGAAACAACACGATAATTATATGAAACAATTGAAACAACTATATAATAAAACATCAAAACAAACTCAGAATCGATTACAGGAATTATTTGATACATTTAATTTTATATCAGAGAATATTTATAATATTGCAGACAACAAGACTAAAAAAAGAATTAATACATACATTGAGCAATGGAAAGAACAAGGATTATTGAAAAGCAATAATTATTTTAGTGTATTAGCAAATAATATTTACAATCGAACAGGAGTAAAGAATAGTGAAATACTACAATTACTAATTTATAGTGCATATATAGAAGAACAAAACAAACTTGAAGAACAAGAAACACAAATAATGTATGAAGATGCCAATTATTATTACGAACAGGGTCAACAAGAGGTAAACAAAAAGAAAAAGCCATCAATATTAACGATGGCTTTATTCCTTGCATTGTTAGATCAACCAAACTATAGTGGCTTTAATTGGAAACAGTATATTGAAGCAACAATACAGTATAATACGCAACAAATATACAAACAAGTAATTCTAGACATACAACAGCAAAAAGGCCTAGAAATTGATTCTAATGAGTTTCAGGCAATAATACAAAGACAAAATAATCAAAAACTTAAAGTAAATAATGATAAAATATCAGGTGCATTAGATTTGCAAATGATAGGATTAAATAATTTAGCTATAGTCGAGGGAATAAAGTTAATTGCAGGAAATGATGCAAAAGTTAAATTTATTGCGGTTAAAGACGATAAAACAACATTAATGTGTGATAGTTTAAATAATCAAGAGTTTTATATTAACAAAAAAAATGTATTTGATAGATACTATGGAGAAACACAAAAGGATTTAAGAATAGAAAGGATAAAGTGTCAAGGATTGGTTTTAGGATTAAATTTACCACCAATTCAACACTACTTTCATTATTGCAGGTCAACTATAATGTATTTGTCATAAAGTTTTATATAGAAAGAAGAAAAAATATGAGGAGGAGGGGAAATAATATGTATATAAATCCATTTATATGTGGTGTAATATCCACAATATTAGTAGAAATAACAGCAATAATTGGGTGTGCAATACATTTTAACATTAAAGAAAAAAACAAATAAGTTATTAACATTTTATAATTATAAATCAAGAACTAAGTCGACTAGCTCTTATTTTTATGCCTTTTTACTGATTGCAGGCTAAAAAGAACAACAGAATTTTTAATGTAACAATTTGGGCAGAAGAACAAATTGGGATAGGAGAAAATATGGAAGGCGAAAACCAAAACGCAAACAATACAAATATTGATGTAAACGGGGCTAATAATGCAACGGACAACAATCAAGGAAATAAGTTACAGACTTTTGATGAAGTGTTGACTAATAAAGAATATCAAGCTGAGTTTGATAGGAGAGTTCAAAAAGCAATTCAAACACATGAAACAAAATTAAAAGAACAATGGAAATTAGAACAAGACACTCAGAAGTCAGAAGCTGAAAAGTTAGCTCAGATGAATGAAACTCAAAAACTTCAATATCAGCTAAAAAAACAAGAAAAAGCAAACCAAGAAATTCAAAAAAAGTTAAATGCTAGAGATTTAAAAGACGAAGCTTTAAAAATAGCAACAACTCAAGATACAGCGTTTGACCCAGAATTTTTAAATCTTTTTGATTATGAAAACATGACAGCAGAGCAATTACAAGACAAAACAAAGCTTATAAAAGCAATTCAAGACAGAATTGTTGAGAAAGCAGTAAATGAGTGGTCAAAAGAAAAAACACCATACAATCCAGACCCATCTGGTAATAAGTCAAGTGCTGATGAAGCAATAAACAAGGCAATGGGATTAATTAAATAGGAGGATTAAAAAATGAACAATATTGAATTATCAACAATATACTTACCAAAACTAGATGAACTATATAGAAATGAAGCAAAAACATCTATATTAGATGGAGACGAAACAACAGTGCAAAAAGGATTAAATGGAGAAATAAAAGTAGCTAAACTAGACATGGATGGTTTAGGAGATTTCTCAAGAAATGATGGATACACAAAGGGCTCAACAAAATTTGTGTGGGAAACAGTAAAATATGACAAAGAAAGAAGCCAAGATTTAAGAATTGATAGACTAGACAACCAAGAAGCATTAGGATTACCTTTTGCAAGATTATCTGGAGAATTTGTAAGAACAAAAGTAGTTCCAGAAACAGACGCAGCAAGAATTGCAAAAATAGCAGGAGTAGCAGGAATCTCAACAAAGAAAGAAACTATTTCTGACGGTGCAGGAGTTGTAACAGCATTAAGAGCATGTATAAATAAAATGGACGAAGATGAAGTTTCAACAGAAAACAGAATTTTATTCATAACACCAACATTAAAAGGAATGATAGATGATTTAGACACAACTAAATCTAAAAAAGTATTAGAAAGATTTGCTACAATAATTGAAGTCCCACAAACAAGAATGTATACAGCAATAACACTAAACGATGGAAAACAAAATTATGGATACCAAAAAGCAAAAGACACATATATTAAGTCAGCAGATACAGCTGTAGTATCAGGTAAAGCTTATTATACAAAATCTTCTGAAACATATTCAAAAGTAAGTGCTCCATCAGGGAATCCATCAACATCAAATTATTATGAATTAGTAGAAGGAGGAAAGGACATCAACTTCCTATGTGTAGAAAAGTCTGCTGCAGTAACAGCTATGGATCAATACATAAAATACTTTACACCAGATGAAGACCAAAACGGAGATGACAATGTATTCAAATACAGAAATAATAACTTATATGGACATGTATATGAAAACAAATTAGCTGGTGTATACTGTTCATACGAGGGATAGGAGGTACCGAGATGGCAACATTTATAGGATTAAAGGTAAATAAAACAGCAAAAGAAACCGAATCAAAAGCAGTGAAAGGAAAAGCAAAAGAAACTGAATCAAAAACAGAACAAGAATAAGAGCAGGAGGCAATAGAAATGGCAGAAACTAAGATAAATAAAATAATAGCAGATTTAGGAGCTAATTATAAAGACGATAAAGAGGTTTTAGCTGAGATATTAGAGGAAGTAAGTTCTATTGCCTCTGATATTTCTAATAGACCAGAAGATGATGTAAAATTATTTCCACATATAAAAAAAGCTGTAAAGGCAATATATTTACTAAGAGGTTCAGAGGGATTAATAAATCGCAATGAAGGTTCTATTTCAAGTTCATTTGAAGATGTTATAGATAATTTAAAAAATAACATTATAAAAACTGGTTTAAGGAGGTTACCTTAATGTTAGTACGAGATTTAACAAAAGTATATATATCAGAGTATGAAGAAATAGAAGACCACGGAGAGAAAGAAAAAAAATGGAAATATAAAGGAATAGCTTGGTTAAATTTGCAACAAGACTTAAATGAATTAGACAGAAAAACAAACGGAGAAGTAGACTACAGCATAGAAAATGCACGAACAGATATGGAATATAACATTGCAAAAGGTGATGGAATATCCTTAAAAGATATATCTAAAATAGAACAAATAATACCAGATTACATAGTAACAGATAATCCTAAAGTAGGAAGAAATACATTGTACAAGTTGGAGAAGAACAATGGGAATTAGTTGTAAAATAAAAGTTAAGCATAACTTTAAAAAAATCGAAAAAATACAAAGTGGTTTGCAAAACAAAATAGGACAAGCAATAGAAGATGTATTAAAAAATATACAAGGATATGCAATAAGGCTTGAACGAGGACATAAAAGTGAAGGAATACTAATTGAATTAGTTAATATGCAAACAAGAGAAATAAAAGGTCGAGTATATGCAGATCCTTCAAAATTTTTGGGAGAAAATGGGCAACCATATTTATGGTTTGAATATTTTGGAACAGGACAATACGCAGAGCAAGAGCATATTGGAAACACAAAACATTTTATAGAAACAGGTTATACAGAATGGTATATTCCAGTACATAAAGTTGGTAGGAAACTAAATTTCCCAATAACAACAATAAATAATACACAGTTCTATGTAGCAACGGGTATGAAAGCAAACCATTTTTTAACAGATGCAGAATTTAAAACTAGAGCAGAAAACAAAGAAATAATAAAGAAAAAAATAAATGAAATTATAAAGGAGGCGTGCAAGTGAGAGATTTAAGTGAAAAGGAGTTTTCTGATTTAATGTTTGAAAAGCTAGAAAGCTTGGAATATGAGCAAACATTACAGTACCCAACAACGGAAAGTGTATTTCCATGTATCGAATTGCACAATCCCTTAAAAAGTATATTAAAAACACATAATGCATTTCCAATATTGTCAATGTTTCAATTTTCAGTTACATGCTGGAATGCAAAACAAAGATCATGTATGGATATGGCAAAAGAAATTGATAATAAATTACAAGAATACAATTTAACCAGAACAAATACAAGTCCGTTAATCTTTGATAACACATCAAAAAAATATGGATTAACGGTAACATATGAGGTCCGTTATAATGGCATAACGGATTCATTTTATTTTATAAAATAAGAAGGAGGAATGTACAATGCCAGAGCCAAAAACAAGTACAATGACAAAATTATTTCACGCAGATACATTAGATGATTTAAAAGCAGAAGCAAAAAGAAAACAGGTAGCTTTTGTACAAAGTATACCAGAATTTTTAAAAGCACCAGAAGGAATAACATATAGTGCCTTAGATATTCCAGATGAAAGACAAGCAGAAGGAAGACAAAAGGCTGAAAATTTAGAAATAGAAATATTATTTAAAGAAGATCAATACGATGAATTAAAAGCATTACAAACTGCTAAAACAAATGGATATTGGGCAATTCAATTACCAGAAGATACAGCTACTACAGCAGGAAAGCCATTAACATGGTATTTTACAGGAACATGCTATATAGGCATGAGCGAAATAGCTATAGATGATATGTTAAAATCTAAAATTACAATTTATAGAAGTTCTGAAATAAAAGAAAGCAAAGGTTTTCCCACAGCCTAGTTCTGATGTAAGTGTCACATCAGGACAATCAGGAACAGACACTAATATAGAGAAGGCAAAAAAATAAACCTTCTCTCTTTTGCAAAGGAGAGAAAAATAATGGAAATAATAACAAAAAATAAAACAATAAATTTAATTTTTAAAACAAGAAAAATAGTAGATATAGCTAATCTACTAAAAAATAAAAACTTTGAGGAAGCTTTTACAAAAGCATATTCTGTTTTAGATATAGAAGCACTATCAAAAATAATTTTTAAAATAGCAGAATTAGAGAATGGAGAGCCAGCTTTTATAAATTCAAACGAAGTGTATGACTTTATAGATGATTGCAGAAAAGAAGGTATAGCAATAGTGAATTTATATGAAATGATTGCTGAAGGTTTAAACGAAGAGGGTTTTTTCAAAAAAAAGATGTCAAAGAAAGAACTAAAACAAATGACATCAAATCCGTTATTAACAATGAATATGAACGAGTTAGTTCAGAAATCCGCAGAAAGTGCAATGAGCAAAATAGCGGAAAAACAATTTCAAGAGCAAGCTTTTCAGGGCTACGAAGCTTAAATGAAATAATAAATAACATAAAAATATCTGATAATTTAGTTGAATTAATATATGCAATTGAGCCATTAGCATATTACTTTGATATGAAACCTTTTGAATTTTGGAATAGTAGATATAGAGAAATAAATACATATTGCCAGATACATTTATCTAAAATTATTGATAATTTAAAAAGAGAAATTAACCTACAAGAAGCGGTAACAAACAAACTTATTAGAGCTGACAGTATGAGTCGTAATCCTAAAATAATTCCAATAAGAGATAACTACAAAGAGCTATTTAAAGATGAAGAAGAGCAGTTACAATCTCCAGAAGAAATTACTCGCAAGATGAGAGCAATAATGATAAATGAAAAAAATTAAAAAAAATATTTTTTCGACATAATTCGACACACAAATATATTTAATAGTGATATAATTACTTCAAATGTGAAAAGGAGGAATTATATATTATGAAATGTCCAGAATGTGGTAGTGATAATGTTCAAGTTCAAATTGTCGAGAAAGGTCAACGAACAAATAAAAAAGGAGTAGGATTTGGAGGACATGTGAATAATAGTGCTAGAAATTTTACAGCTATATGTACATTGGGGTTATCAAATTTGTTTTGGAAAAAATCAAAAGGAACTAATAAAACAAAAACAATAAATTCTACAGTAGGAATTTGCCAAAATTGTGGCAATTCTTGGGAAATAAATAAAGGAAAAAATGGTATTGCACCTATAAGTATATTTAAATAATCGTATTTTAGAAAATTTTAGGAGGGGAAAAATGTCATTAATTAAATGTCCAGAATGTCAAAAAGAAATATCAGATAAAGCAGAAAAATGTATTTCATGTGGCTATCCTATAAAAACACCAGATTTTGTTGTAAAATTTAAGACTCCGACATTGCCAAATGCCATTGTTAGAGTTAATTTCATTTTTTATAATAATGCAACAAGAGAGGTTTTAGCTAAAGCACAACAAGGAGAAATAGTATCACTAAAAATTGAAAAACCAACAATTATTAGAATACATCTTGGTAGAGGATTTAAGGATGCGATATTAGAATACAAACCTCATCAGAATGCAAAATATTGTATTTTAGAGAGAAATACTATTTTCAAACCAAAGCTTTTAATTCAAGAAGTAGATTTTTTTGATAGTGATAATTAAAAGAGAAACACTTACGCATTGTAAGTGTTTCTCTTTTGCTCAAAAATAATTTAAAAAATTAAAAATATTTCACGTCAGGATGAATTTTCTGACGTTTTATTTTTTAGGAAGGGAGGGTAACTATGACTGTAGAAGAAATAGAAATAATAGTAACTGCAAAAGTAGAAGAAGCTTTAAAAGAGTTTGAAAAGTTTTTACCTGCAATAAGAGAAAAATTGAAACAAGCAGAAGAAGCATTTCAAAAAATAGACACAAAAAAAGTGAAAAACAAATTACAGCAAGCAGTTAATTTTATGAAAAAAAAGATACAAGACTTTAAAAAAAGTTCTGAAAATAATGAAATTGCAATAAAGGTAAATAACAAAGATGCAAAAAAACAAATAACACAGTTAGAAAAAGAAATAGATAGTTTACAAAAGAAAATAACTGGACGACAGTTAAAATTAGACATTACAAATAATGCATTAGACAAAATAAGAAATGATACTAATAAATCCGTTATTAAAGAAATGCCTGATGCGGGAAATAGACAAATAAAAGAAGAAACATACAAAAGGTTAGATGGAGATACAAACTATAATTCGCTAGTAAAGCAAAGTGATAAACTAAATAACGAAATAGAAAAATACAATGAATTATTAAATGTAGCAAAATCTAAAATGGCAGAATTAAATCAGGAAACAAAAAATACATCAGCTCCCTCAAATAAGTTAAAAAATTTATTTGGAAGTTTTAAACAAAAAATTGAACAGGTAAAACCTAGTATTATAGGAATAAAAAATGGATTTAAAGGGATGCCACAAATAACACAAAGTATAACAAATAGTGTAAAGAATATGGGAAAAAGTGTAAAAGTAGGGCTAGGGCATGTTTTAAGATATGCCGGAGCTCTTTTTTCTATGCAAGGGATTTATAGTACTTTAAGTAGTTGTGCTAGCACATGGTTAAGTAGTCAAAACGCTGGAGCTAAACAACTAAGTGCAAATATAGATTACATGAAGTATGCTATGGGAAGTGCTTTTGCACCAGTAATACAGTATGTAACAGGATTAGTATATCAATTATTAAAAGCTATTCAATCTGTTGTCTATGCATTATTTAGAGTAAATATATTTGCAAAGGCAAGTGCAAGTTCATATGCAAGTATAGCTGGAAATGCTAAAAAGGCAAAAAATGAAACAAAACAATTAGCAGGAATACATAATGAAATAAATAATGTACAATCAAATGATAACTCAAATAGTGGAAGCGGAGGAACAACAGCACCAAACATAGATTTATCTGGAATTGATAGTCAAATGTCACCATTTATGCAAAAATTATATGATTTCTTTAAGCCACTTGTTGACAGCTGGAATAAATATGGTTCAAGCTTAATAGCACAAGTACAAACAACAGCAGGACAGATTGTAGGTTTGTTAGGCGCTGTATGGGGAAGTTTTGAGAAGATAATTACAAATGGAACTGTATACAAAACATTAGAATTAATTTTATCAATAATAGGAAATATTGCAGAAGCTTTTGCAAATGCTTGGAAATATAACGGAAATGGAGATGCAATAATACAGAACTTAGCAAATGCATTTAATAATCTATTAACTGCAATAAATAATGTAGTGAAAAGTGAAGGATTCCAAAATTGGTTAAATAATTGTTCAGATAAATTGAGAGTAATATCAGAGAAAATATCTGAAATAAATTGGCAACCATTAATAGATGCGTTATTCAGCATAGGACAAAATATAGGAGCTATTGCTCTAGATATATTAACTGGTTTAGTAGATATTTTTAAATGGTTAGTAGAAAATCCGATTGTTGCAGAAATATTGTTGGGCATTGCAATAGCAATAGGTGTTTTAAGCACAGCATATACAATTTGGTCAACTGTTACAGGAGTATTAACAGCTATGCAAACAGCTTTAGATATAGCATTATTACCATTAATAGGAATAATATTAGCAATCATAGCCGTTATTACAGCAATAGTTTTGGTAATTATGAATTGGGGAGATATAAGCAAATGGTTATCAGATACTTGGGAATGGATAAAACAAAAAGCAATTGAAATATTTACAGCTATAGGAGAGTTCTTTAAAAATATATTTAATTCAATAAAGAATTTCTTTGTCAATATATGGAACTCTATAAAAGAATTTTTTATAAATTTATGTATAAGTATTTATCTAAAACAACAGGAAATCTGGAATAATATAAAGAATTGTATATCTAACATAATAAATGCTATCAAAACGACTATTTCAAACGTACTTAATGGAATAAAAAATATCTGGAATAATTGCTGGAATGGGCTTAAAAACACCGTAACATCTATCTTTAATGGAATTTGGAATACAATTAAAAAGGTTATAAATTCTATTTTAGGTGGAATTGAAGGAATGGCAAATGGAGTTGTAAATGGTGTAAATCTTGTTATAAGGACATTAAATAAGCTTAAGTTTACAATACCAGATTGGGTTCCTGGTTTAGGTGGAAAAACATTTGGATTCAATCTAAGTGAGATGAACAAAATTACATTGCCAAGACTTGCAAAAGGAAATGTAGCATATGATAAAACATTAGCAATTTTCGGAGAATATGCAGGAGCAAGTAATAATCCAGAAATAACTACACCACAAAACATAATGAGAGATACATTTGAGGATGTATTATCTAACTATGAAGGAAATGGACAACATGTACATGTAACAATACAATATTTAGGCAAAAAAATATTTGATGATACAATAGATTATATAAATTCAAAAACCAGAAGAACTGGGAAAAATACGATAGTAACGGTAGGTGATTAGAATGTTAGTAAGAGAACATGGAAAAACAGAAAATTGGCCAACTCCTAGTACATATAGTGCAGATATAGAAGATGTAGACAATGATAGTTATACAAGTAAAAAAACAGGAGCTTTAATAGATACACCAATAGCGATAGGAATGTTAAAACTTTCCATGGCATGGGACTTAAATTCTGAAGAAGAAGCTGAAAAGCTTATTCAAAAAACATATAAAAATCCCATGATTCTAGATGTAAAAGTGCCTGTTGTGAATGGTGGTTTTTTAAAAGGAGCAAAATTTAGAGTTTCAAAAAGAAAAGTTGAAATGATAGATACTGAATTAGATACGAGCACTTCCAAGACGAGATGGAAGTGCTCTTTTAATTTAATGCAAAAAGAGCTAACAGATGCACAAAGACAAGCTGTAAAGAATGCTAATTAACAGGAGGCAATAAGATGTATAATACAAGTAAAGAATATAAAGACAAAATACTAAATATGCAACAAGAATTAAATATTTACATAGATGGTAAAAAAATAGATCCAAATCACATTGCTGGTTTCAAACAGACACTTGAATTATTTAACAATAACGAATTTTGTTTAGGCTGTACTCCTGAAATAGACATAGAATTTGAAATTGATAAAAGAGATTTGCCAGAGAATTACAATGAGGTTTATATCGAAAGTGGTTTAGAAGATGAAATTATTCCAGTAGGAAAATTTACAATTCAGAAACCTATTGAAGATGATGAACTAAAAGTAAAAATAAAAGCTACAGATTACATGAAAAAGTTTGAAGACAATAAATATGATGGTAGTAGTCTAGCATATCCAGCAACATTATTGCAAGTCTTACAACATATATGTTTAAAGATAGGAGTGGAACTGCGGTTCTACTTCTTTTCTTAACTTTGATAAGCAAATAGCAGTATATGATAGTACAGTATCAGCAAGAACATATTTAAGTTATATAGCAGAACAAGCAGGAGGTTTTGCTGTAATAGGAAGAGATGGAAAACTTTATATTAAAACGTTTGGACAAGACATTATAAATTTTGACATTAATTTGTTTAAAGATTACAAATGGGGAGATAAATTTAAAGTTAGTAAAATTTCCTATGAAGACGGAATACAAGATTATAAGTTTGGCGATAATACAGCTGATACCATATATATAAATCAAAATAATATGTACATTGTTGATAAAGAACAGGTTGAAAACATATACAATAAAATCAAAAATTTTGAAATTTATTCTTTTGAAGGAGAAACAATAATTGATCCGTCCTATGACATAGGAGATCTTTTAATCATAGAAGGAAAAAAGGTAATATATCAAGGCGAGTCTGAATATGCTGGTAAATTTAAAGCAAATATAAAAAGCAAAATACAAGCTAAAACGGAGCAAGAAAGTATGCAAACAAAGCAAACTAATTCAAACAAAATAAAAAGAGTACAAAGTGAAATAAATCAGATAGATGGAAAAATAAAACAACTCGTGCAAGAAAATGCAGAGCATGAAGACAAAATAACGCAAGTAGAGCAAGACGTTGATGGAATAACACAAAAAGTAGAAAATATTGTAGATACAACAAGGAGTGTAAGTGGATTAAAAACAATTAAACTAGAAAAGTGTATAAAAGGATATTTAATAAAACTGCGTATTTTAGGAAATAACGCAGTTTTTAAAAGATTATATCCAGCAAATGATTTGTATCCATCAGATGTTCTATATCCATTAGGAGATAGTAGAATAATTGTTACAGATGCAGAGAATAATTCAAAAATGTATGAATTAAGAGTTCCAGATGTTTTAAGGGCAAACGAAGAAACACAAGATGAGTATATATTAGAAAATAATTTTGCAAAAATAATAAGAAGAGTAAATAAAGATGGAACAACAAAAGAAACTCCGGAAGAAGAAGTAATAGGCAAATACACTATTTATGTAGAACAAGGAGATAATACAATAACAATACAAAATTACAACGCTAGTATAGAAGCAGTATTTGTTCAGCAAAATGCTTACACAGACCAATTTGCTACAAAAGTTGAAATGGAAAGTAGTATGAACTTAGAAGCTGAATTATTTAATGTTAAATTAAAAAAGAAGGTAGATAATAATGATTATACAGGTGCTGAAATATTACTTAAAATTAATAAAGATGAAAGTCAAGCAAAAATTAAAGCAGATAAAATTAAAATTGAACGGAGCTACAACGGTAAGTGGTAAATTTCAAGTTACAAATGAGGGAACATTAGAAAGTAAAGATGGTAAAATCGTAGGTGGAGAAATTGAAATTATTGGCGGAGAAAATACAGGAGAAGCATCTGGTTTGAATCTTAGAGTAATAGAAAATGAAAATAAAGCTGTTTATACAGGCTTAGCTCCTAGATTTGGAATAATCAAAGGCTATAATCAAACATATATTTCTGGGCAATTGGGCTCTGTAAGAAATCCTGATTCTGAAAACGCTACGTTATCTGTATCAGCTAATTTAAATAGTTATATAAGTTTATTAGCAAATACTTCTCTTGCATCAATTTATTTAAAGGGGGCAAGTAGCGAAACTTCCATACTTAGCTCTGGAATAATAACTCCAAAACTAACACAAACATCTTTAGAAAAACAAAAAAAGAATTTCACAAAAATGGATAATGCATTAGATATAATACAAAATATAGATATTTATAAATATAATTTAAAATTTGAAAGTGACAATGAAAAGAAACACATCGGATTTGTAATAGGTGATAATTACAACTATGCAAAAGAAATAACAAGTAGCGATAATAAAGGCGTAGATTTGTATTCTTTTGTTTCTTTATGCTGTAAAGCAATACAAGAACTTGCACAGCAGAACAAGGAACTAGATGAAAAAATAAAAACGATGGAGGAAAAATAATATGGAAGAAAGTGTGTATATAGAATTTAAAAATGGAGAAATGGGAAAAACACCATTAAATGATGAAAATTTAAATTTATTGCAATTAAAAATAAAAAATGAGATAAAAAACTTAAAAATAGATACAATTAAAAGAAGCCAGAGTTTTACTTTTTATAATGACGGAAAAATTTTAGGTTACAATTTGCAAGGAATAAGTAAAAGTAATTTAACTAAAATAGAGCTAGGATATACAACTAACGAAACTGACGAACCACAAGAATATGCAGAAATAACAGAAACGAGCGGAAGACTTGAAACCAACATAGAAAATGACGGAACTATATATTTATGGATAAAGTTAACATACACAGACATTGGAGAAGTAAAAATAAATGCAGATAACGATGAGCATAGATATAGTTTATATATGGTCTTAGGTGGACAAGCTTGTTTTACAGGAGACACTAAGATACTAACAGAAACAGGAATGAAAGAAATAAAAGATATAAAAATAAATGATAATATAGTAACAACATCTGGAATAAAGCCTGTAACAAAGAAATATGAGCATATAGTTAGTAATATTTACAAAATCAAAATTGGAAATGAAGAAATAAAAGCAAGTTATTCGCACCCATTTATAACTGAAAGAGGAATTGTTATAGCAAGAGATTTGGAAGTTGGAGATATTCTAGAGGATATAACCGGAAGAAAAGTAGAAATAAAAGATATAGAAATAATAGAAGAAAGAGCTATTGTGTATGAAATAAATACAGATTCTAACTATTATTATATAACAGACAGTAAAATCTTGGTAGCAAGTGAGGTGTTATAATGCAGTTTAAAGTAAAAAAAGACTATTTAGAAATAGTAGAAACAGAAAATACGTATGCGAAAGCAATAGACCTGTATAACATAGACATTGATTTTTCCGAAGAGTGGGACAACCTAGCTAAAAAAATGTTATTCATAAACGATTCCGATGTATATGAGCAACAAATAGTAGATAATAAAACAGTATTACCGAACTTACCAAATGGTAGATACCAAATTGGTGTAGTTCGGTTTTTTAGTGCAAGAAGACAAAATAGTAAAAAGAATCCCAACGAACCTAGTTACAAAAACAATAATAACATCTTCCGCAGAATACGAATCCAACAGAGAATATACGGACGAGGACGCAAATATATATGAGAAATATTTACAAGCTATAACTAATGTGTCCATAGATATAAATGGCGATATAGAGAAAATAAAAGCATTAGAAGATAACATATTAGAACAGTATAACAAAAATGTTGAATTAGAGAAAAACATGGAGCAAGAAACAGAAAAATTTGCAAAACAAGCTAATACAGCAATAGAAGATTATAACAGCAATGCAGAAGCAAAAACAGAGGAGTTTAATACTAACGCCAAGGGAAAGACGGATGAATTTAATAGCAATGCTACAGAAAAGAAAACCGAAATAAGTGATATAGCCGAAGGTGTAAAGAATATGGCAACAGCAATACAATTTGCAAATTTTAAGATAAATAAGCAAAATATGCATTTACAAATAATAACAGCTAAAAAATTAGGAAATACAAGTTTTACGCTTCCTAAAAAAACTGGAAGATTGGGGGTAAGAATAGTAAATGGAAACTGAAATAACAGATATAGGAAAAGTAGCAATAACGCCACGAAAAGATTATAAAAATGAGCAAGCTTATGAGTGGTTGGATGTAGTTACATATGATGGAGCAAGTTATATGTGTATAGCAGAAGATGGTTGCACAGGAATAGTTCCAACAAATACTGGCTATTGGCAGTTACTAGCGGACAAAGGGCACTTTACCGAAGAGGACAAAGAAGAGTTTAAAAAAGCCGTAGTAGAAGAAAGCAAAACGGAAATAAATGAGCATACAGGCAATAAAAAAACAGAATTAAATAATTACACTACTGAACTAGAAAAAAGCCTAGAAAACGAACTTGATACATATAAAACAGAAAAAGAAGCACAGCTAGACTTACATAAAGCTACTTTAGAAACAGAAATGGCAAATAAAAAAGATAGTTTAATAAAAGAAATAGAAGCAGCACAAGATGGTTTTGATGCAAATGTTGAAGAAAAAACAAACACATTTAATAGTAATGTAGAAACAAAAACAACAGAATTTAACAATAATTCTAATGCTAAAACAGAAGAGTTTAACAATAATTCCACAGAAAAAATTAATAATTTTAATTCTAATGCAGAAGAAAAAATAGCAGATTATAATGAACACGTAGAAACTTTGACTAGTAGAATAGCAGATTTAGAAGAAGAAACAGAAGATTTGTTTAATGCATTAGATACAGAGAAAATAAGTGGAACTGAGCTATACATAGAAGATGCAAAGCCCTGTAGGGTTATTAATACAGAAATTAGTGGAATGTATAAACAAGAGACTACAGCTGGAGCAAATCTACTTGATACATCTGATATGCTATTTAATAATGGCACATTAGAGCAAAATGGACTTACTGCTAAAATAAATACAGATGGAAGTATTGTTATAAATGGAACAGCAACAGCAAACACATATTTTAAAAAAAGTATAAAAAATATTTTAGAAGATGGAAATTATTATTTTTATAATTTTAATAATGTAACGCAATCGAACAGTACATATTATATGTTAATTCAAGGAAATAAAAGTACTGGATATGGAAGTACAGATTACTATAATGCAAGAGGATACCAAACAGATAATTTTATAAAAGATATAATTACATATGACAGAACTTTTGACTGTACATTTGTATTTATAAATGGATTTGTAGCTAATAATTTAATATTATATCCTGAAATATCTAAAACTGAGCAAACTGTTTTTGAACCCTATACAGGAGGCAATCCATCTCCAAATCCAGATTATCCGCAAGAAATTATGCAGGTTGAGGAAGTAAAAACGTATGTAACAGGAAAAAATTGCTATAATATTTCAAATTTTACTGCAAATAAAACTATCGGAAGTTTTAAAGGGCACTGGATATATCTAAAGCCAAATACAAAATATACAATATCTACAAATATGAGTACAAACTCAGACGGTTCACTGTCGCCCATAATTGGAGAGCCAAAGGTATCGGTCGCATACATAGTTGTAACAACAAATACAGAAACTAATACATTGGATTCTGGCACAAATGGAGTAGCAATTTCAAATGCTAAAAGCAGAACAGTTTTAACAGGTGGAACAGGGGCACTTTTTGTAGGATATCGTGCAGGTCAAGATTCAATTCCAAAAATGGTAACAAAAGGAGGTTACATACAAATTGAAGAAGGAACAGTTGCAACAGAATATGAACCATATAAGGGACAAACAGTAGACATAGACCTAAAAGGCAACAAACTATGTGCTGTATCCGATAAAATAAAAGACAAATTATTAATAGATAGAAATGGTAATGTTGCATTACAAAAAAATGTAATAAAAATAGATATTTCTAATTTAAATAATAATTCGTGGAGATTAGAATCAAACAATACAAGATTAGGAGTATATAGTTTAAATTTAAATGTTAAAGGTAACGAGAATCAAATCTGTAACTATTTTTCAAATTACAATAAGTATGCAGTATCGCAAAATTCATTTGCAGTAGCACCAGATTTTGTACGTATACGAAATGATAAAAAGTTTACAACCGTCGAAGATTTCAAAAATTGGTTACAAAAAAACAATTTATACGCATATTGTGAAATTAAAAATACACAGTTAATCGACCTAGGACAAATTGCTGAATTGCCAAAAACATTTGAAGGTATAAATAATATTTGGGCAGAAACAAACCTAGGAAACACAAAGATAGAAATAGAATATGTTCAAGACGTAAAGAAACTACTAGAAAAACAAGCAGAACAGCAAAATGCAAGATTAGATAATATAGAAGCACTACTAAGCACAACACAAACAAGTGCATTACTATTGGATAATATGCAAGAAGATTTAGAAAAGGAGGTGGAGTAGAATGAATATAGCAACATTATTAGAAAAATTAATAACAAAAAAATACTACGCAAATAAAGAAGACATAGAAAACAAATTAAATGTATTCTATGCAATGTCTAAAATAACAGATGAAGAATACAGCAATTTAACGCTAAAAGTAGAAGAAGTTTACGCAGTAGTAGAAGATACAGAAGTAACAGAAGAAGTTTTGGAAAGTGAGGCTGAATAATGGCATTAATTAATTTTATAAAAGATTATTGGGTACAGATAGTATTTATCTGTACCTTTATTATGACAATATACAAATTTGGAAAAGCAATGCTAGAAGCCACAAAATGTAGCTTAAGAAACGATATTTTAGAAATATACGATAGATGTAAAGATACTAAAAAAATAACCAAATGGCAATTAGAAAGTATAGAGTATAGCTACAAACAATACAAGATGTTAAAAGGCAATTCTTTTGTAGAAACATTAGTAGAAAAAGTGGAAGATTTTGAAATTATTGATTAGAGATAATGAGGAGGAATAAATATGGAGAAGATTAAGAAAATAGCAAAATATACAACTAATGTACTAGCAATAATAGGTGCTCTAGTAGCAGGCATTAATGGGGTAGATGGTATAACAATACCATATGCGACCCAGATAATACAGATAATAGCAGTTTTACAAGGAATAATAGGAACATATCTGTTAACTAATAAAACATTAAAAGGAAGTGAATAAAAATGAACATAAAGAATTATAGTAGAAAAAAAGATGGGCAAAAAAATATTACACAAAATATAAAAGTGTACGAGGTCGCTTGTAAAGATGGTACAGATGCCGTTAAAATGGACTATGTAATATGTTGTTTTGCACAATATATAAGAGAAGTATTAGGCAAAGCAATACATATTAATTCTGGATATAGAACAGTAGCATATAATAGAAAGGTTGGAGGAAAAAGTGGTAGTAGACATTTAAAAGGCTGTGCACTAGATTTATGGATCCAGTCTGTAAAACAGCAAGATTTAGCAAATTATTTCTATTCCATGGGACTAGTTCGTGTAGGAGTCTATGGTTCTTTTGTTCATGCAGATACAGACAGAAGCCCACAATGGCTATCTCAAGGCAAATTTAAAAAAGTTAATATTCCATATTTAAGGTTATTAAAACAAGGCTCAAAAGAGTATTTGGTGGCAATCGTACAGTATAAATTGAATTGTTTAGGATATAATTGTGGAGTAGAAGATGGAGTGTTTGGAAATGCAACTAAAAATGCAGTAATTAATTTCCAAAAAGCAAAAGGTTTATCTACAGATGGAATTGTAGGTAAAAATACCTGGAATAAATTATTTAACTAAAAAAACTATTGACAACAATATAAACATAGTATATTATAATTTTAGTTCCAATTACTCGGTAGATTCTATATTAAATTAGTCTACCTTCATGGTTTAACTATAACATGGAATGTATTTTAATGAATTTTAAAATAATATTTTCTAAACTATTATTAGTTTAAAATTTATTAAAAAAATTGGTTTAACTTTAACACGTAGTGTATAAATAAAAAAATAAGAGGAGTTTTCTTCCTCTTATTTTTTATTTATCTTATGCAACCCAAATTTTAGTTACTTTAACTAAAATCTTAAATTGATAATCACTATCTTCATTCATCTTTTTTTTATAATCTTTACTTAATACATCAAAATCAATCATAAAAATTTTTACTTTTCCGTCTAATGTTTTATAATAAGATGCAGTGCCTTCACCTTCAGGACATAATGTCCCCTCAAGATTATCACCCTCGTATATGCTTTCATCGGTATTTAATATTCTTTCACATTCATTATCTAAATCTAATAATGTCATTTCCTTATTTAATAATTCCTCTTTTAATTCTTTAATCATTTCTTCCATTTTAAAATCCTCCTTGTTTATAATTATTTTTTTTCCATCAAATTTTAACGTTGCTGTTCTATCTGCATCGTTAAAACCTAGTTCTTTAACCCAAGGAACTGGTAATGTTATTCTGGTTGTAGTGTATCCATTTCCATTTTTGGCAAATAATATTTTTGTAGTTCTTATTTCAACATCTTCGTTTTTCATATTTATACCTTGTCCTTTCGTTTTGTTAAATACATATTAACATAGTCGTGTCGACTTGTCAACAATTTTTTCAAAAAAAATAAAAAAATTTCAAAAATCTTCCAAAACCCCTAAAAACAAGGCATAAAACTATATTAATTAAAAATAAAAATGGCTTAAATTGGATTGTGAAAGGTCGATTTTTTTATAACAATTTTTTATATTTATTTTTACAAAAAAGTATTGTAAAAATAAAAAAGTAATGATATAAAATTATAAACAAGCATCAAAACACATAAAATTTGATTTTATGTAAATTACGTGATATAATATATAGACATAAATATTTTATTTTCGAATAAATATATAAAAGAGGTGTATATATTATGAAAAATATATTTAATTTTTTTAGGAGGAAATTTAATATGTTATTAGTTAAAGAAAAAAGTAAAAAATTAGATATAGCAAATATAAGACCTGAATGGGAAGAACTATGTGAAGAATGCTCTGCAGCAGCAAAAAAACATAAAGTAACAAAAGAAGACAGTAGAAAGATTTTAAAAGAAATCAGAAACAAATACAGGCTTTGAGTTTACAAAAATTAAGAGTTGTTGCAGATACTAATGTTTTTATAGATGCTATGTTTAATAATGACCAATCATGTCAATCACTTTTAAAATATAAACATGATGGTGATATTGTTTTTTGTATGAATAAAGAAACCTATAAAGAACTATATTTAATTTTTGCAAGAATGACCGAAAAAGTGAAATTAACAAAAGATTTAGATAGATTATTTCCAAAATTCGGTAATACATTATATCAAGTAGAATGGGTTGAACACAATACAAAAGTTGATTATTGTGAAGATAAAAGTGATAATAAGTTTATTGAATGTTGTATAGATGGTAAAATTGAATATCTTATAACAAGTGATATGCATTTACGTGAAGTTCAAAAAGATGTACAAGACATAAAAAATAAATATGGTTTAGATTTGAAAATTATGTCTGCATATCAATTCTCAAAAGAATTATTAAAAATAAAAATTAAAAATTAAAAGACTAGCAAAACTAGTCTTTTTTTTAGTTATCGACAAATTTCGACAAAAACAATTAACATAATGTGCTATAATAAATAGAGGTGATTAAATGAGTATAGACTTGCTAATAATCCGCAACCGCGCAAGACTAGAAAAATTAATTACAGAAGATAAAGAATATAACATAATACTAAAACAAAGCAGAAAGCTAGACAAATTAATAAACACAAAAATGAAAGAGATTAACGTAAGTTAGTCTCTTTACATTTATATACATATTGTTACTAAAATGTATTGCTGTGCCAAAATATTTTTGTTAAAATTGGGAAATATATATGTAGGAGGATAAAAAATGAAAGTAAAAATTAATGTTAAAGAAATAAGAGATAGCAAGAATATTACACTAGAAGAGTTATCTAATAAAGCAGATGTTGACCTAAAAGAATTAGAAAAATTCGAGAACGGGGACACATATATTAAATTAGATGTGGCAATTAAAATTGCTTATGCATTAGATGTAGAACTAACAGACTTATATAAAATAGAAGAGTATTAAGCTCTTCTATTATTTTTCTTGCATTTCTATATTAATTAGTAAATCTATTAAATGGCTTATTTCCATAACTTCTGCGGAATTTAAGCCATATTTATCTATCCTGGCATACATTTCTTCTTTTAAACTATTTATATCTGCTGTAGCATAGAATAAATCTCTTATATTTACATCTAATGCATTAGAAATTTTATACATTGTAGCCAAGGAAGGATTGCTTTTTTTATTATTTTCTAATGCGTGTAAATAGCTTCTACTAATACCAGTTTCTTTTTCTAATTTATATAAAGTTATATTTTTCTTTTCTCTAACCTCTTTAATTCTAAAAATAAACATAAAATACCTCTTAAAATAGTATCTTATTATTTTATATAATTATTCAAAAAAGTGCTAGATGTAGCTGGTAGAGAACGCTTTGTGTCGAACGAATTTTCTTGACTTTTTTAGACATTAAAATATAATAAGAAAAGAGACAGATAACTGGACTTATCTATCTCTACAAGGACGTTACTCTAACACAAACGTAACAGTTAGAGTATACAGTCCTTTACAAAATTTGTCAAGGAGGAATACAAATGGAAGAAAAAATGTTGAAAAAAATTGAAAAGGGATTAGTAGAAAGTGTTGTATTAGATTGTTTTTACAATATATGTAATTATTATAGTGTAGATAAAAAGATAATAAAAAGGTATATGGAGAAAAATGAAACAAATAAAATTACACCAAAATTGCACCAAAAAGAAAAAATAAATCGTTGATATATTGAAATATCAACGATTATCAATAAAAATTGGTGCGGATGAAGGGACTTGAACCCCCACGTCGTTGACACTGGTTCCTAAGACCAGCGCGTCTGCCAATTCCGCCACATCCGCATATGTT